TGTGCAGGCCCAGAACGTCGGCTTCGCCAAGGCGGAGACCGAGCTGTCCCTGGCCATCGCCGAGTGCCGGCAGGGCTACACTCTGGCCGCCGCGGCCTGCCTGGTCAAGGAGGGCACGGAGGTTGCTACCGGTGCTGCCCTGACCGTGCTGAACATCAAGCAGGACGTGCTGCTCAACCGCAAGACGCTGGTCGATGCCGGCGCCTCCGCCAATGTGCTGCTGTGCAACACCAAGACCTATGCGCTGATCCTCGAGTTTGCCGGCACCGAGTTCACTCCCATCGTCAATGAGTCCGTGGCCAACTCCGGCCGTATCGGCCGCTGGCTGGGCTTCCTGGTGATCGAGTGCAACGCTCTGTCCGCCACGTCCGCCAAGTACATCGACTACGCCGGTGTGACCCAGACCGTGGTCTTCAACACCGCCGTTCCCGGCCAGAAGGCCTTGGACTATGTCATGTACGACTTCGAAACCTTCTCCGTGCTGACCAACTTCGAGACCACCCGCGTCGTGGACTCCGAGCGGTTCGTGGGCTCCCTGGCCCAGGTCGAAATGAACGTCGGCTACCGTGTCACCACGGCGGCTCGGGCCATCGTCCGCAAGACAACCGTGGTCTAGTCACAATTCAATCATAACATGGACCCGGCGGGCTTTCTCGCCGGGTCCTTTTTGGAGGAAGTCAAATGAACAGACCGCGGATGATTGATATCACCAACCACCACGGTGATCTGACCCAAACCACTCGGCTCTGCAAAGTCGCGGTCATGGGCCCCCAGATTGTGGTGGATCTCCGCCGCTGTGGTACTCACCGGAGTTACATGGAATCCCAACAGTGGGACCTTATGGACAGCCCCGCTGAGGCCTACTTCACCATCCACGATGGCGATGAAGTTACCCTGATCGACACACAGGAACATTTCCGCCTGACTGATATTCGCCAGGAGGCGGTCAGTTTTGGCACACCCATCGTCTTCTCCGCCCGTCTTGTGGGCATGGAATACGTGCTCACGCACGCTGCACCCGAGGGCGATGATGCAGACAAAGCCAAGTGTCCCAAATGTGGTGCCGAGTGGGTTGTACCCGAGGGCACTGACCCCTGTGTGGTGGTATGTCCCAGCTGCGGTTATGACGGCAAGGACAGCGAGGAAGATGATTCGGATGAAGACGATGATTCGGATGAAGACGATGATTCGGATGAAGACCCCGAGTACGAATCCATGTCCTTGAAACGTCTGAAGGTCGCCGCCAGGGCGGCTGGCCATAAAGTCAGCAAGGGCACCACCAAAGAGGAATTGATTGCCTTGTTGAAGGGGTGACCTCTATGGCCTATATTGACAAAACCTTCTATGATGGTTACCACCCTGGCCATGGTGTTGATGGGGACGACTTGACCATCCTGATGGAACGAGCTTCGATCATCATCGATCACCTAACCCAAAATCAAATATCCCAATTTGGCCTGTCTGATTTCACGGCCGCCCATCAGGACATGATCAAAAAAGCAGTAGCGGCACAGGTTGACACGTTGGATGAGTTTGGTGGCGTGTCCGCACTAAACGGTGGGAACGATGCCGCCGCTGTATCCATCGGTAAATTCTCCCGAACCTCTAAACTAGCCCCCACTGGCAAACAGGTTAACGGCATACCCGTGTCCCCAATGGTTGATCTGTATCTCCTGCCGACTGGCCTGCTGTTCTGTGGTATGGGCAATCCAAACCTGCGAAGGGGGTAAAGCTATGTCAAGGCCTATCCCCAAATCGCTGCTTATCCACTCCGTAACTCATACCTACAACAAGGTGTTGGACTCATGGAAGAAAGTGACCAGCAGCGACACCCGTACCGTAAAACATGTCCGACTTGAACCTAGCACCCGGCGGGTTATCAACAAGGAAAACCAACAAGTTCAGGTCCGTGCAACCATGTTCTACGACTGTCACAACAGCACACCCCGTGCTATCACCTTCGCTGATGGTGATTCTATCATCTTCGCTGATGTGGAGTACATCGTCAACCATACGGAGTTGCTGTTCGATGACAGCAAGCGTCCTCATCATATGGAACTGGAGTTGGTGTGAGTGAACCACAAACCTGTAATAACTCATAACAAAGCTAGGTTTCAAACTCAAATCGAACACGATTCCAAAAAGCTCAGGACCATAATTTCCAACGAGCTCCTAAAGGACTCCAATTACTATGCTCGTATGGATAGCGGAGCCATGATCAACAGCAGTCTCCTCGCCAGTCGACCTGAGGAAGGCATGCTGGTGTGGAACACGCCGTATGCCAAAAGAGCGTACTATGTTGGCGTCCCCTCTCGGGATCGTAACCCCAACGCCTCCCTCATGTGGGCTGAAAAAGCCGCAGTGGAGAACAAGGAAAAATATGAGAAAATTGGGCAAAGTGCCCTGGGGGGTGATGGTTAGTGCATGAGGATATGTTGGATGCATTGTTGGCTCTGATGCCTGCGGGTACAAGCATTGGTAGTTTGCCACCTTCTGGCGGCGTTGCTACCTACTGGGGCCCTGGTGCTCCAACAGACCAATACCTTGACCGGGGGAGTTATCATGATGCAGCCCTAGTGGTAAACTCCAAAAACCTTGACCAACGGGCGGGCCTATCTGCCCTGTCAACTATCCACTCTCAACTCACTCAACGGGCCGACTACCCTGAAGGCTCCAACTGGCGAATCACCAATATCCGCACGAAAGCCTCACCAAATTTCCTGGGCATGGATGAAGACGGTAGGTCCTACCTGTGGGGGTCCATCCTGGGTGTGACATTCTATGTAAGAGGAGTGTAAGCATGGACAAGAACATTGCCATCAACTACAAAAATGTATTGGAAATCAACACCACGCCGTCCGGCGCCGCAACCTGGGCTCGCCTGGGTGAGGGCCTGACCAACCTGGCCCAATCCTTGAACGAGGTGCTGGTCCAGGTTTCCTATCTGATCGATGAAGGCTGGGGTTCCACGACCGTTACCGGCGGTCAATTGACCCTCGCTCTCACTGGCCATCGGGCTATGGCGGATGCGGCCCAAAACTACATCTTCTCCGATGCGGTGATGTACAACTTTGGCTCCGCTCGCAGCACACAGGTTCGCCTGACCCGCCCCAACGGTGTGGTGATCCTCTGGAATGTGACCATTGCCAACGCTACCGAAGCCGATGGCGATGCCAATCAGCCGGGCGCCATCACCATCAACCTCCATGGCAACGGCAAGCCCACCATCATCACCGATGCTCTGATGGGTTCCCTGATCGTGGTCTCCGTCGCTGGTGCATCGGTTGCCGGTCAAACGGCCATCTATGTAAACCCGGCCCCTGAGGCTGGCCATTCCTACAAGTACCAGGTTCTCGACTCCGTGGTCCTCCCGATCTATGACCAGGTATTGACCACGGGCTGGACCGCCTGGAACGGTAGCGCCGAGATCGTGGCCGCGACCGGCAAAAAGATCGTGCTGGCTGAGGTTGTTACCGCGGACAACAAGTGCAAGAAGATTGGTGCCGCAACTGTTACTGCTCACGCCTAACAAAAAGGGCCGGGTGTTTATCGCCCGGCCCTTTCTCGTTATGTTTATAACCCCGTGCTTGCCATCGTCCAATCCTTGGGGTGTTTCAACATATGATCCGCATAGTACTTCAGGTTATAGCCAACGATGTGGCCAGCGGCGTTAGTGTGTCGAGAGAGAGTCGGGGTGTTGGAGGCGATAACCTGTTGGCACCATTGTTCAAACATGATCAAACCCCCTTAAGGTATTCATTGCAGGCGATCTTAGCTTCCTTTGCATTCTTGAAGCCTTCGACCTTGTGAACGGTTTTGCTGCCAATCACGATGTAAAAACCAAAGGTTTCTTTGTTCAATTCCATCTCACATGGGTCATGGCGACCGACCCAAGCATTGTCATTGACACCATCCGCACCGATGTGTTTCATGGAGAAGCCAAGGTGGCGGTAAAAACCGAACTGATCTTTGACAGCGTGGCCGGTGTTAAACTCATTGATCATTGTTAATTCCTCCAGGTCATTTTGATGCTTTAATTGTATCATATAACCTGGAGTTTGTAAATAGAGAAATGAAAAAAATGGGAGGAAAAATTTATGGCATACCAATTGAAAAGGGCTACAAAGATCGAAGAGGTTGTTGCCCTTGGTGATTCCGGCGAAACTATCTCGATAAACCTCAATGTGGGCCAAATTGCCCGTGACTTCAATACCCGCTACAATGCCATTGTACGGGCACAGTTGGAAATCAAGCAGTTAGGTGATGGCAAAACGCCAGAAGCCCTGGAGAAGGTAATGATCTCCTACGGCGAAGCCCTTATCTCGTTGTTTCAACTGGTCTTCGGCGAGGAAGGAACAGCAAAAGTGTTGGCCTTCTATCAACACAACTACCTGGAAATGACCGGGGAAGTGTTCCCCTTCATCATCGATGTGGTCATGCCGAAGATCAGCGCCCACGCCCAGGCTACACGCGAGAGGCTGCGGCAACAATATCGCAAGGGGTGATAGCCTATGAAATCCCTGGCCTATCGCCTGGGTAATACTATCACCGCTCGCGGTTGCACCATTCGACTAAACCTTTCATTTGATGTGGTCCTTCGGGTGTTCGATGTCTATGCCGATAAGGACTTAACCGACCTCGACAAACTAACCCTAACTGTGGAGTTGCTGATATGCAATCGTAGTGTGAGGCGATGGCCACACCAGGAACAGGTTAGTTTAATCAATGACATCTTCAAACAATTCATATACCTGGGCCATAAGCACAGCAGTAGTGGAAATGATGATAAGCATTTTGACTTTCGTCAGGATGCCG